AAAGCAGACAAGCTTGAAGCGGATCAGGAGCGTGATGGTGCCCGCATGGGCATCGAGATCGCAAAGAGCAAAGCCCAGACGGCACAACAATCGAGAGGCCCTCGTAACAAATGATTGAAGACTTCGCACGCGTATTGCGCGAACAAATACGTAACGACATGAACAACTACGCCGACGATTTGGCGGGGGGTCAGTGTCGCACTTTCGATGAATATCAAAAACTCTGCGGCGTTATTCAGGGTCTAGCCGTTGCGGAGCGTTATCTACTTGACCTTGCAGAGAAAGCGAAAAATCAAAATGAGTGAACTTATTCTTCCCCCGGGGATTGCACTACCTCCGCAAATCCAACCGACAGGAATGCCGGACGAAGAAGCGGATGCCGAATCAAAAGCCGGAGCACTACCAATCCCCACGGGCTGGAAACTGCTTTGTATTGTTCCCGAGGTCGATAACAAGATCGCAGGTACATCGCTCGACTTGGTTCGTGACTCAGCAACTATGCGCCAAGAAGAACACGCCACAACCGTGTTGTTTGTTTTGCGTGTAGGCCCCGACGCGTACAAAGATGCCGCCAAGTTTCCTAACGGAGCGTGGTGCAAAGAAGGCGACTTTGTTCTCGTGCGTACATATTCCGGTACGCGGTTTAAGATTTTCGGAAAAGAGTTTCGCCTGATCAACGACGATCAGGTCGATGCTGTTGTGCAAGACCCTCGCGGTTTAACCCGCGCTTGAAGGAGTAGATATGGCAGGTGAAAACGACGAGTTCAAGTTCCCCGACGAAGTCGAGGGCAAGAACACAGATAACGAAACTGAGATCGAGATTGAGATTGTCGATGACACTCCCGAACGTGACCGGGGGCGCAAGCCTCTTGACCGTGAAGTAGCTGATCCGACAGACGAAGAGATCGAATCCTACTCTGACAAAGTCAAGAGCCGCATTAAAGAACTGACCCACGCACGTCATGACGAGCGCCGTAAGGCCGAGTCACTCTCGCGTGAACGTCAGGAACTAGAGCGCCTTGCACAACAACTTATCGACGAAAACAAAAGTCTTAAACAGCGATACAATGCTGGGCAAGAAGTTTACGCAACAACCGCTAAAGAAAAAGCGGAGGCAGACCTTGGTTTCGCACGCAAAGCCCTGAAAGATGCTCACGAGGCGTTTGACACGGATGCGATTGTTGCAGCGCAAGAACAGCTTGCAGAAGCTAAGATGCGCTCAGAGTCGATGAAAAACTTTAAGCCAACCCCTTTACAAGAGGATGGATATGAGTTAAAAACTCAACAGAACACCCAACAAGCCGCTAAACCCGACGAAAAGTCCCTGCGCTGGCAGGCCAAAAACCAGTGGTTCGGGCAAGACGGCTTCGAGGAATACACCAGCTACGCACTAGGGCTGCACCAAAAACTAGTCACCGGAGGTACTGACCCCCGCTCTGATGATTACTACGACCACATTGACGGTCGCATGAAGTCGAAGTTTCCCGAGTTATTTGGGAACGATGACAAGCCGAAATCTGGTGAGGTTCAAAAGAAACCTACAACAGTTGTCGCTCCAGCATCCCGTAGTACGGCATCTGGAAAGATACGATTGACAGCAACCCAAGTGGCGCTGGCTAAGAAATTTAACCTAACGCCGCAGCAGTATGCTGCCCAAGTAGCTAAACTGGAGAACCAAAATGGCTGAACCCCGGATTCCTCGTGACCTCGTGTCCCGCGAAAAAAACTCTAGATCAGTGTATGTTCCCCCGAGCGCACTGCCCGATCCGACCCCTGAGCCGGGTTATGTCTACCACTGGGTTGCTACGCATATCCTTGGTCAGGCTGATCCGACAAACGTATCTAAAAAGATGCGTGATAACTGGGTGCCGGTGAAAGCTGTGGATCATCCGGAACTGTTGCTTGCTGGCAATGCTCAAACTGGTAACGTGGAGATTGGCGGTCTTATGCTTTGCAAACAGACTGTTGAACAATACCGAGCCCGTCAGGAGTATTACGCTACGCAAGCTCAGAACCAGATGGAGTCGGTGGATAATCACTTCATGCGAAACAATGACCCGCGTATGCCTCTGTTTGCGGACCGTAAGTCCTCGGCCAGTCGCGGAAGCGGATTTGGTTCTGGTTCAAAGTAATTAGGAGTCCTTAAATGGCATCTACCGCATCTCCCTACGGCCTACGCGCCGTAAACCGTAACGACGGCATGCCCTATGCTGGCGCTACGAGTCAGTTCCTGATTGATCCTGCAGGTCTGGCATCCAACATCTTTAACGGCCAAGTCGTTATTGTTAACGCCAACGGTTATATTGCCCTGTCTACTGCCACTGGCGCAGACTTGACGACTAACAACCTTGGTGGAAACACTCTCGGCGCTTTGGGTGTGTTTGTTGGCTGTTCTTACATCAACGCACAAGGTCAGCAGATTTACGGCCAGTACTACCCCTCCGGCACAACCGGCGTGGTGACTGCATACGTGATCACTGATCCCAGCGTGACGTTCCAAGCTCAGTTGGATGGCACCACCACCCAAGCTGCTTTTGGTGCAAACACCTTCTTTGCTGCCGTTCAGAGCACCAGCACTGGTTCTACCACCACAGGTAACTCGACGAGCGCTTTGGAGTCCACGGTTGTTACTACCGCCGCCGCGTTCAAGATCATTGGCTTTGCCTCCCCGGTTGGTGATGCATTCCCTGACGTGCTGGTGAAATTCAACCCCGGCGCTCACGCCTTCACCAATGCCGTTGGCATCTAAGGAGTAATTAAAAATGGCTATTTCTCGTGCACAGCTACTTAAAGAACTCCTTCCCGGACTGAACGCTTTGTTTGGTATGGAGTACGCCCGCTACGGTGAAGAGCATAAGGAAATCTACGAGACCGAGAGCTCTGAGCGCTCGTTTGAAGAAGAGACCAAGCTCGCCGGTTTTGGTGCCGCACCTGTCAAGAACGAAGGCTCTGCCATCGCTTACGACAACGCGCAGGAAGCCTTTACCGCCCGTTACACCCACGAAACCATCGCTCTGGGCTTCTCCATCACGGAAGAAGCAGTGGAAGACAACCTGTATGACAGTCTGTCCGCCCGCTACACCAAGGCTCTGGCTCGTGCTATGGCCTTCACTAAGCAAGTTAAAGCTGCTTCCGTTCTGAACAACGGTTTTAGCGGTTCTTACCTTGGTGGTGATGGCGTTTCGCTGTTCGGCGTGAACTCAAGCTCTGCCCGCGTGGGCCATCCGCTGGTTGGCGGTGGTCAGAACTACAACAGCCCGACCGTTGGTGTTGATCTGAACGAAACCTCGCTGGAAAACGCCACGATTCAAATCGCTGCGTGGACCGATGAGCGTGGACTGCTGATCGCTGCCAAGCCAGTCAAGCTGGTGGTTCCCCCGGCACTGATGTTCTCGTCCAAGCGTCTGCTGGACACCGAACTGCGTGTTGCTACTGCTGATAACGACATCAACGCGTTGAAGCAAATGGGCACCATCTCCGGCGGTTACTGTGTGAACCACTTCTTGACCGACCCGAACGCATGGTTCTTGACCACCGACGTTCCCAACGGCTTGAAGCACTTTGAGCGTATGGCGCTGGACACCAAAATGGACGGCGACTTTGACACCGGCAACGTCCGCTACAAGGCCCGCGAGCGTTATTCGTTCGGCTGGTCTGATCCCCTCGGCATGTGGGGCTCGTCGGGTTCGACCTGATGAAATTAGAAAAGGGGCCTTGTGCCCCTTTTCTTTTTGAGCTATATTGCTTCAACTCGGATTTCCCCGGGGCGTAAGACTGACCGAGCAGACGACATGCAGACGGACGCCCCATAACTCGCATGTGAGGAATCATCATGGCACAAACTAGCTTCACCGGGCCTGTCGCATCGGCCAACGGCTTTATTGGTTCTGTTACCGGCAACATCACCGGCAACGTGACTGGCACGCTTACTTCTACGACCACTACCTCTACGGCTCTTCTGGCTATTGGCAACGCTGTCAATACGTCTGGCAAGGCTCTGGGTGCCACGTTGTACAACACCACCACCAAAACTTTCTACGTTGCTCAAGGCTCTACCGCTGGTAGCACTTGGATTGACGCTTCCGACGGCACCACGACCATTACCCCGGTCTAACTAGGAGCGCATCATGACGATGCAAACTGATGTCAAGTCAGCCCACTTAAATGTGAGCGGGCAAATGGTCGTGAGCCGTGCGCGGCTTAAGGCCCTGATCTCTATGGGCACTGCAACCGCAGGTACGGTGAACTTCTGGGATACGACGACGGCCCCTGTTGCAATCACGTATGGCCGAGCAGGCACGCTTATCACTGTAACGCTGGCGGCTCACGGGCTGTTAACGGGGCAGGTGGTTGGGCTGACTTTCGGGCCAGATGGCTCTTCTCGCGTTGGAACTAACGGCAACTATGCTGTCACAGTCCTAACTTCTAGCACGTACACGGTGACGGACATCAACTCCGGAACCGTTACTGCTGGCACTGCGGGCACGCAGGGAGCTCGATGGTTGATGTCTATGGACACCAACACTGCGTCGGACGTAATCACGCTGCCCATTCCGGGCGAAGGTGTTTTGGCGGTTGATGGTATTTACTGCCAGATGACTAACCAAACCGGCGTCACGATCTTCTATGGCTAAAACACCAGCATGGACCCGCAAAGAAGGCAAGTCGGAGAAGGGCGGCCTCAACGCGAAGGGCCGTGCGTCCTACAACAAGGCCAACCCCGGGAAACCCGGGTTGAAAGCACCGCAACCCGAGGGCGGGTCAAGGCGCGACTCCTTCTGTGCAAGGATGAGTGGAATGAAGAAGAAGCTCACCTCAGCGAAGACCGCGAACGACCCAAACTCCCGGATTAATAAGTCCTTGCGGGCATGGAAGTGCTGATATGACTGACCACACAGATAGCGTAAAAAACGTGCTTGACTTTGTTGCGGTGTTTACTGCTATTGGTTCGTTTTTGAACTTGCTCAACCCTTTGTTTGTGCTTATCGGTGCAATCGTGGGTGTCATGCGCATCTATGAAATGGCTACCGGCAAAGAGTTCAGTTCGCTCTGGCGTAAAAAGCGAGGCGATGATGCCGAGCACAAGTAAGAAACAGCATGGGTTTATGGCGGCGGTGGCTAAGAACCCCGCGTTTGCCAAGAAAGTTGGCGTGCCTACAAGCGTGGGCAAAGATTTTCTTAACGCGGACAAGGGCCGCAAATTCAAAGAAGGTGGCGATATGAAAGAGTCCAAAGCTATGGTTGGTAAAGAGATGGCCTTCATGAAAAAGAAGGGCGCTCCCAAGTCCATGATCAAACATGAGATGGGTGAGATGAAGATGGCTAAAGGCAAGCCGTTTGCCAAAGGCGGCGGCATTGAGTCCAAAGGCAAGACCAAGGGCAAGATGATCACCATGAAGTCCGGCGGCAAAGCCTGCTGATAAGGAGCTGATGATGGCAACTAGTGCATTTGGAAAAGCTTTCCGCGAAGCCCGTGCTTCGGGCGACAAATCATTTATGTTCAACGGCAAGAAGTACACCACTGATTTGGCAAAACCTACAACAGCCACTAAAACATCTACTAAACCGGAGTTGGGACCAGAGATGGGTTCTCTAATGTCGGCTGCGGAATCTAAAGACGCAGTACGCAGATTCGGTTACCCAAAAGGTTCTGAGCGTTTAAATAGCGAAGAAAACAAAGACGTTTCTGACATGAGCATGAAGCGTGGTGGCGCAGTTAAGAAGATGGCTTCTGGCGGCTCCGCTTCATCTCGTGGTGACGGTATTGCTGTTAAAGGCAAAACCAAAGGTCGGGTAATCTGATCATGAGAGCCAGCCGTGGCATGGGGGACATCAACCCATCTAAAATGCCTAAAGGGGTCAAGAAGCCCCGGCGGGATAACACCGACTTCACGCAGTACGCTGAAGGCGGGAAGGTGAACGCGGCTGGCAACTACACGAAACCTGAACTTAGGAAACGCATAGTCAGTCAGGTTAAAGCCGCAGCCACTCATGGCAC